TTCTTATAATTCTGTGGAGTTGGTCCACCTGCATCGTGAATTTCTGCTGGTAGTTTTTCGGGAGGCATAGCACCAGCTTTACTCTTGCTTGATGCAAGAATTTCTGCTGCCGCTTCCATTAGTTTATTTGTTGCCATTAGGAATCTCCTTATGATTTCTTATTTATAAAAATTAAAGTTTACGCAAGTAATTTTCGAATAGTTTTAGCGCAACTTCCTCTAATTGACCTTTGGAAGCCTGCTTTATTTGCCTTTTTGCTCGGTCAAAATCTACTTCAACGAATCTGCCCTCAACAAACATCCACTCTTTATTCTCCATGATACCATTAACAAAGGCACCTGGTGCAGAAGGATCGGCTACAATGTCTGCTGCTGTTGCAAGTCTAAAATCATCTTGCACCAAATTGTAACCTTCTTTTGTTTGAACAAGTGAACCCATAGCGCGAGAAGAAACACCAAGATTCACATCGTTGTCGATGAAGTTCTTTACGATTTGTCCATATGGTGTTTCTAAGATAAGTGCTTTACCATAGAAAGAATTGCCATCTTCGGACAATGAAATGATTTTGTGTGAGGCACGTTCTAGATTAATAGAAGGAGTATCTGGATGACCAAGTTCTCCTAAGGCACGATTAGTTTTAATGTATTCTTCTGCATAACGCTGCACTTCGCGGCGCATCGTATCCATTTTATACATACGATTGTTCTTGTTGACTTGTTCAGCAACAAGGAATGTTCCTTCAATGTATAATTTTTTCTTACCGTTTTCTGCTGTTTCGGTAAGATACTTTACATCATCAATAGTTTCTGTTATAAGTTTCATACTGAGAATCCTGTATCTGGTGCTACATTGTAGGTAGCAGTTTTAGAAATATCCATAACAAGAGTTCCGCCTGTTGTAACTGTAATCACAATACTTTGGTTGTTATTATTAGCTACAGCATAACCCATTTCATCAAATTTCATTTCACCTGCATTGTGCAACATTAAAATAGGTACGTTATTTCTTACGATAGAAATAGAACCGTTTGTTGACCATGCAACTCTACGAATTGTTGCAGCAGTAACTGTTTCTGTATAAGCATTTGCTCTTAGATCATTTAGAGTGATGGTCGCGGTGCCTGGATCAACCACGCGAATAACTGAACCACCTCTCATTGAATTTGTAATTTCATATGCCATTTTATCTTAGTCCCATTGATGAGCGTCTACGCATTGACATTTTTCTTTTCAATAGCGAACGGCGCAATTTAGATCGTCTAGTTGTTTTCCATGCACGTTTCAACATTCGTGCTTTATGTAATCTAACATTTGCAGGTATTCTTCTTACAGAGTTACCTACAATTCTATAACCTTTAATGCCTGAGCGTCTTTTGTTCTTCTGCACAACAATACGACCTTTGGCATTTCTTCTAATTCTTCGGCGAATCTTTGTGATTCTACCCATCTTAACAAGGTTTGGATTTCTCTTTGCAACCTCATCAAGTTCTTCTACTTCTTCATACACATCTGCCTGCACATAACGCTTTGCTTCTTTCAATCGCTGTGCAACAATCTCATTTAGGCGGTCAAATATACTTTGCTTTGCCTCTTCTAATTTGTTCTGTGCTAATAGTTTTAAGAAATTCATTTTCTTTTGCTGAATGCAAAGTCAGCAACTTTAGCTAAGTGTTCTGGACTCTTATGCACCATATCAGCCAACTTCTTTTTGTTGGCATCATTTAGTGCATTGTGTACCTGTGTAATAGCAGATGCAGTAAAGTGGTCAATCTTTCTTGTTACACCATTACCAAACTTAACACTATCGCCAGTTTTGGCTGATACAATTTTATGTAACTGATCCATTACCGCTTCTTCAATTACTTCAACTTCTTCTGCCTGGATTGGTGCATCAACTGCATTACCATAAGGCAAAGAAAAATACTTATCTATCTTGTCATTGTAATATAAGGCAACTTTTGTTCCATCAGGATACAAACGAATTGCTTTACGCTTTAACAATAGAACAAATGGAGGATTGGAAGTATCTTCATTGATATCTTCTCTTACCGCTTTACGAGTCTGAGTAAAAATCTGTTTGTTATTGGAAACCAAATCTACCATACGATTGAACATATTCTGTAGAATCGCACGGTCGGCATTATTAAACACAGGTTTTTCTTCTTGCATCTTATCCAATATTTTATGGATACGCTGCATCTGTGCCTTATTAGCCAAACCAGCACGAACAAGAACATCAAACTTTGAGTAGTCTGATTTTTCTTCGTTGACGGCAGATTTAAATTCTAATAAAGACTTCATTCTTGTTCTACAGTTTCCGTTTCTTGTTCTACGGTTTCAGCTTCTTGCTCATCGTCACCGTAAAGTGTTTGTGCAATTTGTTGCTTGCGAGTATCTAATGCTTCAAATGCTCTAGCAGAAAGCAAATCGTTCAAAGTATCTTTGGCGGCACCAGCTTCACCGTTCATTGCTTGAGTAATAAAAGTTTTAATATCCATATTAACGCCTATTTAGTTTAGATGAAAATTTTTCAACATCTTGGTCTAGTTGTGGTGTCAATGATTCTGAATCACCTTTTTCAACTGTGTTATCTTCTGGTGGGTATTGTTCAGATGTTATCTCAGGTTGTTCACCTTGATTAATAACTGGTTGACCAACACCAGCATCAGATTCTTCTTTCATCTGCTTATCCATCTTTTGAATATCTTCATCGGTGAATTGCAGAATCTTTTTCTTTACCCATTCAGCAGAGTAGTAATGACCAATGTATGGATCTACAAGTTGTAATAGACTAACTCTTTCGCGGAGCAATTCTGCATCACGCAATTCGGTAAAGTTATTGTCTTTCTTGTAGTCATAGTAAATCTTGTCTTTGAATGTTTCCCATTCTTCTGTTGTGCAAATACCTTTTAGCACACATTGAATTCTCAAAGCATGGTCAAATATCTGTGAGAATTTATTGCGAAGACGAATGATGAATTTGGTAAACTTAACTTCATCACGGGTAACTTCTGATGTACGACCAACACCAATCATACCGCCATCGCTAGGTTGCAAACGAGACAATGGTACATTAAGAGACTGTAATAGTTTTTCTCGGAAGTATTTTACATCTTCTAGTTCACCAAGGTTCTGACCTGCTGGTAGTGTGGTAATCTCTGTACCTTTACCACCTTCACGGCGCGGCAACCAGAAGTCTTCAAGCATCGACATATGTTTACGGTCATCACGCAGTTCACCAGTATTGGCATCATAGACCATCTTGTTGCGGTACTTGACCATAATATCTTTTAGGTATTGTTCTGCCTTACCTCTTGGTAAGTTACCTACGTCAATGTAGAATACACGGCGCTCTGGTGCTCTTGAGATACGGTAAATACAGACCGCATCTTCAATCATACGCAGTTGGTTGAGTGGCTTAATTGCTTTGTGTAGATATGAAATGACGAATGTATTTTTGGCATCCATCAAGCCAGAGTTTACATTGATGATAGACTCTGGTGCAATTCTTAGACCTGTGTTAACCGATGCACCATAAGTTTGTGTTGTGGTACCACGGTCACTATAGACATAATACTCGGCAATAGATTTGATAATATCGGCGCCAGTCTTTGGGTCTCTTTCTTTCTTTACCTCACGCACTTTACGAATCTTGCGTGGGTCTATGTATCTTAATTCTTGAATACCTTCTTTTGGTTTCTTTTCATCAACAACAACATGGTAATAGATTCTACCATCTATGTACCATCTTTTGAAAAGGTCATCTGAAAGATTACCAAAATTAAGCATATCAAGAATGTTTTCAAATTCTTCAAGAATTTTTTTCTTGACTGCCTCTGGTTGTTTCAGTTTATCTAAAACAATATCAACTGTACGACCAGTAACATCATGTGTAATTGCTTCATTGACGATATCATCAATAGCCATCTCCAATTCTGGATGATTAGCCATCTCACGATAACGGGTAATAAGTTCTAACTCATTGCGTATCGAACCTTCAAGGTCAACATAAGTGCCGTAGTAGGCATTCTGTGTGATAGTAACTGCACCATCATCAATCGCTGGAGTTGGAAGTGCAAAAGACGGTTGTTCAGGAGATTGAACCTGAACAACGTCTTTTGTTCCTAATGTGAAACCGAAAAGCTTGATTGCCATTAATTAGTCATCCTAAAAAATAGAGAAAGGCCGGAGCCTTTCTCTTTATACCACGCCAGATTCTACAGACTCCCACCATTGGTAAGTAAGTGTTACCGAAAATTCTTCAATAGTATCATTAGAACCCCAGTCAACATCAATTGGAGTAATATCTGATGGGAAAAGTCCTACGAATCTATATTTCTTTAGTGCGTCACCCTTCTTACCAAATTGGGTAACATCACCATCAACTGTATAGCCTAACGGTGAAAGTGCAAGTGGGTTTCTTACGTTTAGATTATGGCTATTTACACCATTCATCCAGCGTTCGAATGCATTACGAATCACAAAATCTTCATCGTTGATGATTGTGATTGTCCAATCTGCGAATGTACGATTACCTACAAACTTTAGTTCACGACCAAAGTATTGAACAGGCACAACACCTAGAGTTGATCCAGGTAGTTGTGCTGTTTTACACATGAAGGTTAGCTTTGTTTGAGCGTTTCCTGGTAGTGAAAAAGTAGGAAAGGGCATCGACACTTCAAATAAATTAGGACGGGCACCATCGCCCACTAATTGACTTCTAAACTCGTTTACTGAAAATGCCATTATTGTTCTCCTGTTCCTCTATTTAGAATCGTCCAACAACTTCTTCGAAGGATACACCAGTTCTTGTAGCCACGAAGTTAAGTTGAATGAAGTTAATTGAACGAGCAGGCTTGATGTAGATATCTCCAACAAACTCATTGCGGTCAATAACCTCAGGTGTGTTATTAGTTGTATCACACACTACGCGGAAATCAGTAATACCGCGGCGACCTTGAATCTCTCTTAGATATGGTTCAACAAGAGCAACGAATTGCGCTCTGGTGAATTGATCGTTTAGTTCAAATAGAGAGAAGCGAGAAGCGCGAGAAACTGTATTCTCAAGGGTAATAAACAGACGGCGAACATTGATACGGTCAAAGGCAGAAGGTTTGCTCAACATGGTCTTATCACCAAATAGAACAGTACCTTCACCCTGGAATGTTAATACAGGGTTGATACCTTTTACATATAGATTGTCTCTGTCAGCTTTTGTTGGATTCCATGCTAGTTTAATAACATTACGAATCTGACCACGATTTAGACCAGCAGGTGAGAACCATGGATCTCTTACATAGTCTGAACGAGCAGTTAGACCGGCAACATCACCATTCAATGGTACCCAACGGTATACATCGTTATACTTATCGTATTGGTATTTCCAGTTTGCATCCATGAAAGAATAAGAAGAAGATGTTAGACCATCACGGTATGATGTGATGCTACTTACTTCTCCTGCTGGATTCTGAACAACAGATGCTTTTGTTGGTGATAAGAATACAACAGAGTCTTTGCGTTCTTCTGCAAGAGCAATCAAACTTGTAGCAACGGTTGATCCAGCTGGACCCGAAACAATCAAACCAACATCAACGGAATCAGGGTTAGAAAACTGGCTGTAACCAGTAACGATGTTTGCGGTAACAATAGTACCGTCAGAACCACCTGTCATTGATGCTGTGAAAGGAACGCGAACAACATTAAATGCTGTGTCTTTTGCTACGTTACCCCAGTTTGTTGCACCTGGTTGATGACCAGTCCACCAAACATATGATGACTTATCGTTTAGTAGGTTAACATAGTAGTTACTATTTCCATTTGAATCTTTTGAATCTGATGCCTTTGAAGCAAAAGCAAACTTCTCCAATACTGTGTTTGAAGTACCTGAGAATTGTCCACCTTCATCTACAACGATAATGTGAATCTCATCATTTGAAGAATTAACTGATGCAGCGTAGGTAGAGGTACCTGGAGCGATACCAAAATTGTCAGCATATTGCCACTTGCGTAGAATTGGAGCACCAGCAGTAACGGTAGTATTAGCTGCTACATTAATATAACCTGAGGTTACATTAACAGTTCTTACATACGAAACACCACCATCAAACGAAACTAGGTCACCAACATATAAGTTAGCAACAGGGGTATTAGTAACAGCGATAACGGTATTACTTACGGCTGATGTTACATAAGTGCTGTCTGTTACTGTTAGGTTTGAAGAAAATGCGGTGCTGCTTGGGCAGATAGAAACTCTCAAAGAGTTACCTTGGCCACCTGGATACTTTGCAACAAGTGGACCATTGGTGGTATTTGCTGTAGTGTGATTTTGTAGATAGTCTTCGGTGTTCTCAATCAAAATGGCGCCGTTAGTATTAGCTGCGGCATTAAGTGTCGAGAAAGCATTGTTGGCGGTACGAACAACTTTTAGGTTGTTTGAGTATGCCAAGAAGTTAGCTGCTGAAAACCAGTATTCATATTGATTGCCACCAGCAGCCACAGAGTTAGCATTTGGCTTACCAAAAATAGCAACCAAACGATTCTCATCAGGGATAGTGACAATAGTATTTGCTGGACCCCATTGGAATGGGCCAGCAAAAGCGCCAATTGATGTGGCAACAGATGGGACAACTGTAGTCAGATCAATCTCTGATACGTTTACCCCAGCGGATAATTGAAATGCCATGGATTTCTCCTTTTGTTATCGGGTCAATTCTTTTATGTTCTATTTAGTTTTTTACAAAACTGAGGATGTATATCCTTTTGTAGACCAATAATCACCCGAATCGACTGTAACTTCCTCTTGCAAACCATTGTCTATGATTCCAACTGGAGTCAATAGTTCTTCCTCCATCAGCATATTTTGTTCTTCTAAAAGCACCCTACGAATGTCGATGTTTGTAGAATCTCTGAAATAAGACTGTGCGGTTAACCAGGCAAACAGAACCAGACCCATCACCAGGTCATCATTGTTGCCTTGTTCTGCCTTATAGCTGTCTTTATCCCGAACGAAAGTATTCATTTCAGCAATCGTATCAAAATCTTTGACGATTAATTTATCAGATTCAATAAGAGTTTTTAAGTTTGCACAACCAATTTTCTTAACAGTCTTGGTTGTTTTAATACCAAAATTTGATCTAGCTTTGAAACCACCAGAAATAGTTTGACCCTTGATATGGTGGTGGTCTATTTTATAAACATTTTCATACTCTAAATCATAGTGTAGAATGTCCACCACTTGCTGACCTACGTTGTTAGTTTCAATCAATGCGAAGGCTTCATTGTATCTCCGACATAAAGAGTATATAATTGTCGGAAAAAATAGTAGCGGAAGTTTATTGTTTCTGTATTTTGCAACCTGTTTATATGGAGTCTCTGTTACATCTATAATGTTGACTGTAGAATAGTCTTGTTCAACACCCTCTGAACAGTCAACGGTTGCGATATACATTCTTTTCTCTTGCGGTAACTCATATATGTCAAGGCATTCTTCTTGTTTGACAGGATCAAAGAATGCCAAGGATCTCAATTTGGCTCCAGAAATAAGTGTAGCCGATGAGCCAATAAATTCAGTCTCAAATTCCTGACGGAATTGTTCTTCTGAAGTGTTACGAATCGTTTCTTCTTTCCACTTTTGATCTCTGCCTGGTACCATCGACCAATGGACTTCAAGTGGTTTATATGTGGATCTTCCTTCTGTCGCATCGACCCACATCTTATAGAAGTGGTTCAAACCATATGGTGTTGATACGATGATAACCTTAGAAGTTTTACCAGATGAAATAACAGGGTATGTTGATGTAAAGAATTCGTCTGCCATATTTTTTGGCACGAAAGCAAATTCATCAAGGAAAATTAAGTTGTAGGTACCACCACGAACACCAGATGCTGAGGTTGCAAACGCAGCAATCTTAGATTTGTTTTCTAGTTCAATGTTACCTTTGTTCCATGTAATAATACCTTGCTGCATCCATATTGGTAAGTATTCATATGCATATTGGATTCTACCAAGAATCTCACGCGCAAGAGAACCTTTGTTAGCAAGAATCGCAATACTGTAATCGTCTTGGAACAAAATAGACCAAAGCATAAAGCCAACAGTAGTGGTAGTTTTACCAACCTGTCGAGGCATTTTTGCGATACAGAATCTGTTTTCATAATATGTTCTGACCATTTCTTCTTGGAAAGGCCACATTTCAAAGTCAATAAGACCTCTGTCTACGTTTACAATCTTGACATAGGTCTTAATGAAATATACTGGATCATCAGAACACTTGATAAATTCTTTTGTTTGTTCTTCTGTGAATGATATTTGAACGCCAGGTCTTTTTAACTTAGCGTTCCCAAGATACCCATTATCAACATCCGCCATTATTTTGTAATACTACGAAGCATCCAAGCGTGTTTCTGGTGTTTACCTAAAATGTCTTGTAGAAAGTTAGAAACGGCAGGTTCACCAGCAGCATCAGCGGCTGCAATACCAGCACGAAGGTGGATGATATAACGGTCATTGTCACGACGAAGATTGCCAAACATAGCAGCAGGTGCAGGAATATTTACATCTTCTTCTATATCTGAAAGTTCCATCATACGAGACAATGAAACTGGAGCATATGAATCTAGACGGCGAAGATGTTCTGCAATATCATCTGTTTGGTCAAAAACAGAATCATAGAAGTCGCCTAGAAAGCCGTGATATTCTGGAAAGTCTGGACCTTCCACATTCCAATGGTATGAATGCGCTTTAAAATACAAAGCAAAGTTTGTACCAAGAATAGTTCTAAGTTGTGAGATTAATTTTTCCATAGTATTCCTATTTAGCTTGTCTAAGTTGTTTAATGAAATCTGCTGTTGAACCTACAAAAACAGCCTTATCAACATTGATTGATCCTTTGTTGTCAGATTGTTTTGGTTGTAGGTCCTGTTTTCTTTTTTGTATCTCTAGTAAATCTTTGTTCATGTCAGCTAAATGTTTCATCATGTTAGCCGCAACCTCATATGCTCTTGGATGTTCGGACTCTTTAGCTACATGGAGAATATTGTCAGCAGCAATATTTCCTTTTTCGATTAGTTTGCGTAGATTCTGCCTTGCAAATTCTGCATCATCATCTACAGCATTTTCAACCACAACCATTTCTGTGGTTGTAATTTCGATTGGGTCAATATCAAGTGCTTCAGAAAGTTTTTCGTTTAGTTTACTCATAGTAATGTATTAGGCCATTCAGTTATTTCATCGTTAAATCCAAAATTATCTTCAGGTGCAGAATCTTGTGGTACTGCTGTGGTAACTATATGTACCGCTTTTAATGGTGCAACATCAGCCCTATATACAACATACTCTGCACCAGAATAATCACCCGTAATAACATTGTTGGGTGAGAATAGACCATTCAATTCTCCAACTATCAATATACCGTTTTGATTGTTAGAGAAATATATAACTTTACCTGTATAGTATGAACTGCCATTGGCTCTTACAGTTTCACCTATGCTGAAATAATTATTACCGTTTGCATAATCCACAAACAATTTTTGTGCATCACGGTTTTGAGTATTGATATAAATGTTGGTGTTTGCTTGACCATATCTTCCTGATGTGGTGCTATATGAACCAATAACACCACCAGGTTCTTCGACCGCTGGCCAAAGATAACTTTTTACGGTAAATTCTAAATCCCAAATAATCAATCTGGTTGTACCATCAGCCATGCCGCCTTCATAATCTGTGGTAGTATTAACTGAATTTAGTATGATTGGCATATCATACTTTTGATCCATACCAGGAATCATATCAACAGTAACTGTGAAATCTGGTTTGAAGAATGGTAAAATCTGTTCTACAATTTGTGTGCCGTCATCTGTGTTACGAACATAGATTGACATTGAAAAATTAAAATTATATGGAACAGGAACATATTGTGCGCTAACTCCACCTGTGCTATTCATCGCAAAGTTTTTAATCAGAGATTGTTGTTTGCGTGAATTGTCATAACTCATACCAGTCAATTCAAATGAAATGCGTGGTACATTTACCGCGATGGTTTTTGTTAGTGTAGGATCGGATGTGATAGCAGTTAGGTATCTCTCTTTTGAACCATATGAAAGAGGTACTTTAAATATTTCTTTTTTTGTTTTACCATCACGCATATATCTTTGCAGTTGGATATCATTGAATAGAGTACCAAACGCAACAACAATTTTGCGAATCGAACGGTTATAATATTGTGACTTACCTAGCATTATGGTTCACCAAATGGGTTAACTTCAGAGAAATCAATAATAGAATCCGATTCGCTTTCAATTCTGGCGTTGTCTTGAATGTCTTCGAATGCAGTATTCATGTAGGCAGTATCGTCTACTGTAATACTGTTCCAATTTGCACTACTTGTATTGCCGTATACATTACCTGAAGCAAATGTACCTTGAACACGAATGATATCTAGGTGTGTATTTGGTGTAAAATCGTAAACGATGGCTTGTGCTGTAGCGTAAGCTAAGTTGGCACCCTGATAAACGATTTCATCATTGATGTATTTACCAGTACCACCGGCTGCTAGTGAAATTTTTGTGCGTGGGTAGTATTCACGAACTTGGTCATCAATCTCTGCAATACCAGTTGAAATAATTTCATTAGAGAATACATACTGTTTCAGTTTCAACGCATACACATAAACATTGCCACCACGACCACGACCTAAGGTGTAGAACATTGTTTGTTGGTTTTCATGCTCAACAAAAGTAATCTCAAATAGATTCTTTAGCAACGGTACATAAATCAAATCACCTTCATTAGGTCTTGTTTGAGGTACTGTTGCTACAAATCTACGGCGAGAAACTAACAATGTCATCTCATCACGAATCTCCAGACCAAACTTAGATATGAAATCTTGCTCACCTTCCATACCTGTAATATTTTCCATATACATCTCAAGTGGAAATATAGTATTGTATTGCTTGAGCGTATCTTCACCAAACAGAAAATCTACCGAATCTCTACTGCTTGAAATAGAAATTTGTTGCCATTATTAACCTGTAAATATCTCACTTGGTAAACTGTTGTAATTGTAAATTTCTTCCTCAATCTTATCAATCTCCGTTTGAGCTTCATCCCAAATTTCTTTGCCATTTAACATGACACCACCAGGCATTTGTATGCCACCAAATTTCTTTAGGTTTTCACCCCATTGTCTTTTAATCAATGCTGTACCATATCGTTTCAAAACTTTATCATCCCAAACATCAGACACACCAGCAACAGTTAGTGTACCACCAGTTATAGGTGATGCAACAGGACTATACAGTTCTAATGATGTTGGCGATGAAATTCTTTTTATCTGTTTGTTCTCGCTTCCAATGGTGATGATATCATTCTCTAAAAGTTCTTGGTCAAAAATTGTACCAGTTCCAGAAACTGTATTTGCTGTTGTTGTAGCATCAACAGTACCAGTTAATGTAACGGTATCAGGAACAAGTTTTCTATAGCATTCCATAATAACATAATCGCCAACACGAACATCACTATTCCAATCTATGTCAAGGAATATTTTGTTTAGTTTACGGTTAAATCTAAACTGTGGTGTACCAGAGAATAGAAGTTGTAGTGTGCGAATATGCTGCATCGTAATCTCATATGAGACATACGAAACAGAAGTAAAATCATACAGGTCATGCAGACGCAATTGGTAACGCAAGTC